GGAGTTCAATTCGCAAATAAAGATAAGCAAGAATATATTGATTATTTTGAAAACTCCATGCCTAATCTTAATTATTATGTAAATGCAGGATTGCCAAGTAAGTACCGTGATGAATGTAACTTTTATGATTTTGATAGTTATCACAGAGGAATGCCCACAAAAAAACCAAAAGCGAGCATAGCAGAGTCATGCTATAAATCTAAAAGCAATAAAAAGATATTGATTTGGGGGGATTCTCACGCACAGCAACTGTATTACGGATTATCAAAAAATCTACCTGAAGATGTATCTATATTACAAGTCGCTAGCTCAGCTTGCATTCCAAACACGCCAAGCCAGATGAGCCAGAAAGATAGTGAGTATTGTAGAAAATCGAATGAAGTTGCTCTCAATACCGTTAAAAATGAAGTTCCAGATGTCGTAATATTGGCCCAAATGTCTGGTCATGACGTTGATAATAATTTAATTCAAATTTCAAAAGAAATTAAAAAGTATGGTGTGAAAAATGTAATATTGATTGGTCCAGCACCTAGATATCAATCTGAACTTTACAAGATAGTTTTAAAGAAATACTGGCGTAGCAATGCTAATAGGGTATCCAAAGATCTGCTAGCCAGTGAACCATTTGAAGCTGATGAATTATTAAAATCAAAATATTATAAAGGTAATAATTACTTTACGTATATATCTTTGATTGATACATTTTGCAGTAATGATGGTTGTTTGGCGTTCCTTAATCAAAACAGAGAATCTGGGATAGTTACTTATGATTATGGACACCTTACCGCCTTAGCCTCTGATTTTTTCTCTAAAAAAACATTAGCTACTATTGTAATTCACAATATAAACCCTTAATAATTATGAGCAAGTGAGGTGATTACCCCGCTTGCTCACAAGTATATTAATTTATATTGGGCTTCAAATTTAGATAAATACTCAATATACCTAGGTATCATCTTCTTCTACCTCGCCTAGGAATGGGTAAACCTCAGTACTTTGTGGTCCAGCAAATGATGCAATAATCTCACTTTCAGTATCATCTCTAAAATTATCATAAACCATAATCAACTCTTCTAAAATTCATACCTTGTAATGGAAGCAGTCGCCGACAAAGATCTGCTAGCGCTAAGTGTTGAGTAATAAACACTTTGGTTTGTTATAGAAACCTCGTAGTTACAGTTCATATCACCAATAGTTGCCGCACCATATTTTGCCGATTGTCGACCAACACTACTACCGCTACTGTATAAATTAAACTCCGCATAGTTACCACCACCTGTCGTAGCTATTACTAGATTAATAGGTGCTGAGTTACAGCACAATACATTGATATTTAAAATAATTACTATGTGCTCGGCACCTAAAATCAACTAAATTAGTAGTGTTATAACCCACTGAATAAAAAATAGTTTTGCAGAAGGGCTTTTGTCCCTAAATCACTTGAAACTGATTGTCATACCAACAATTAATACTGTATATTTAACCAGCAAATTAACTGTATGAGGATCTACTCATGTCAGCAATAAAAGGCTTCGAACAAAACTTTTCTGTGATCTACAAATTTGACTCTCTGACCATTAGCCACTCAACACGCAGCAAATCTCTTATTTTCAACGCTAAGGTGAAGAGTCCACCGCTGTTATCCAATACAAAAGTGATTCAGACAATGGAGATCACAGTCGAGCAGGCTCGGCATATCGTCAGTGAGTTGCAAAAGCGGATTGATTACATTGATGCTGGGATCAGTGATTCAGGTGTTAACTATTTAAATTAGGAGGATTTATGCTGCGTGTCGAAGTCACGATAGATAAGCTGAACGCCAAGAGTTTTCCGGCTGGCTATACCAACGTACTTACGGAAGAGCTAACAAGTCGCCTTAGTCGTAAATTTAGCGATATTGACGTAAAAGTCAGGTTTGCGGGTGCCGATGGGTTAACAGTACTGGGTGGGGCCAGCGAGGATAAGAAAACGGTCGAAGAGATTTTAAAGGATACGTGGGAAAGTGCTGATGATTGGTTTCAGCCTTAAGCCCCCGCCTGCATGCATGCATAGACCGGGCCATTAAGCTCGGTTTTATTTTATGCTTCGACTCAATAGGTACCCCTGCCTCACTGAATTCATTCATCACTTGAAACGTTCGCTGACTATTCCTTTACAGAGTGTTAGTATTTATCAAACGAAAAAAAAAGAGCATTTACGGATGAAATACAGGTCAGACATTGACGGCCTTAGAGGGTTGGCGGTTATTGTAGTTCTTTTATTCCATGTTGGATTTAGTGTATCTGGTGGTTTTATAGGCGTTGACATTTTTTTTGTTATCTCTGGTTTTTTAATAACAGGGATTCTTTTGAATGCTGCGGAAAAAAATAACTTAAGCGTTATAGACTTTTATAAGAGAAGAATAATAAGGTTATATCCTGCGCTATGCTTGACACTGATCCTTACCCTTGTAGCTGGGTTTCTTATCTTTGACCCAAACCTGTTTTCAGAACTTGCTAAATCTTCTCTATTCGCTGTTGCTTCTATTTCAAATATATATTTTAGGTTAGACGGTGGATACTTTGGACTAAGTTCAGACTTGAAACCTCTACTACACACGTGGTCGCTTGGTGTAGAGCAACAGTTTTATATTATATGGCCCTTCGTCATATTGATTGGTATGCATTTTGGTAGAAGGTTTCTATTTGTTTTATTACTAATTATAACATTAGTATCACTAGCACTATCTCAGCATTACGTATCAATGAGTTCTGCTGGTAGTTATTTCTATATGCCAATGCGTATGTTTGAACTTTCTCTTGGTGGATTACTTTCTTTCTCAAAATCAAAAAATAGCAATGAGACTGATAGTAATATCCTTTGTGCATTTGGAATACTTCTCATAATTTACAGTGCCATGAAGTTTAGTGATCTAACCCCCTTCCCTGGTATCAATGCGCTAATACCATGTGCTGGAGCCATGCTTTGCATTTATTATGGAAATGCACAGTATTTAGGAAAGATATTAAACAATAGGGTTATGGTATTTGTTGGGACAATATCATATTCACTGTATCTGGTTCACTGGCCCGTTATAGTGTTTTACAAATATTTTATATTTATAAAGCCAAACCTTTTCGACCAAATTGCAATGATAGCAATATCATTCTTTATCGCCATTCCAATTTACTATTTTTGTGAGCATTCTTGTCAACAAATAAATAAAAAAAAATCAAATGCAATGCCTGTGTTGATTCTTACACTGACTTCTGTTTTTGCCATATGTATCAGTAGCAAATATATATATTCAAATTCTGGACTGCCTTGGCGAATAAATGAAAATTACAGAAGCATGGTTTCTGATTCGCCTAAGTTTCATGAGAAATATTACGGTGGTGCTGGGTACTTAATGGATCAGACCATTGGGAATTCAAGCAGGAAGGTCGTTGTGGCTGGTGACAGCTACGCCCAGCAGCTACTGCATGGAATGGATAAGTACATATCCAGTGATTTTGAAATCTTGGGCCAGTTCGCACATGGATGCATCTTTGGTGAAGGAATTACAAGGATGATTGATAACAAGCCTAGACAGGTTTGCATTGACTCTTATGAAAAAATGGTCTCACTTCTTAATGGTAATACCTATCCGTTAATTATTGCTTTTTCTTGGGATTCATATTCTGACATAACAATAAAAAATGACGGTGAGAAAATAAAATTTAAGAGTGATGAAGACTATTATTCATTTATTTATAAAAATCTTCAAGGTATAAGGGAGCGCATTGGAAAAGATAGAAGAATGGTGATTGTTGGAAACCCTCCACTAAACAACAACCATCCTGGATCATCAATATCTGGATGCATGTTTAGGCCTGAATACATAAAAACATCGTGTATGTCTATGTCTAAATTTAAACTTTCCGATTCAAAGCCAAACAGAGTAAATGAGTATCTATTAATGTTTGCAAAGAATAATCCAAATACTTACTTTATTAATCCATCAGATGCTTTGTGTAAGAATGGTATTTGCAATGATATTATTGACAATAAAATTATCTATTCAGACGGCGTACATTTATCTATATTTGGATCTGATATATTAATTAATAGATTTAAAGATAAGATAATATCATTGATAGAGTGATTTTTGCTGCCATACAAAAACCAAATAAATGTATGACAGCATATTATTTACTCATCTGTAGCATCAGGTTGGCTAATTTTAGAAATGTGTTCATCTATCTCCTCTTTATTTGCTTCTCTAGCACCTTCCATTTCGTCACCAACATAAATCCATCCATCAGGATGAATCCAAAACTTAGTTTCAATTTGCATATTTTCAACCTCAATAAATTATTCTAAAAATAATACGCCATTGCGTAGGATCTACTGATGTTGCAATCCCTCCTGCTGACCGCTGCCCCATCAATAGACCGGAACTTCCCTGAGAACCTGAGTTTATTTGAATTTGTGTACTTGTTAATAATGGGATCGGGGGCAGGAATGTAGTTGATTGAACCCATAAAGCTAAGCCCATTGCGGTTTCACCAACAGCATACCCATTGTTAGCCACAATACACTTCAATATCACATCAGCTTTACATTTGAGTGGATTTGTAAGGGTTAATCCATGATTTACGATTATTGGTGTATTTAATACTGGGGTATATTCGGAAGATAGCCATACCTGTGACAGAGGCGGAACATAAGAAGATGGTTTGTATCTTGCGTCTGCTATAGAAATGTCAGGAACATTTTCAGATCCAGTTCCTACAGTCCTTTGTGCAGCATCACCCAGGCCAAGGTTAGTGAGGGTCTGTGCGACAGCAGTCGGGCCAGCGTCTTTAATTTCAGAAAGGTTATTAGTCTTCTTTAGAAAATCAGTCCCCCCATTTGCGATGAGGGTGTTAATAGCGGCTAATAACTGCGCACGGTTGTTTTTATTCAGCACCGCTCCGGTGATTTCGATAACTCTAGCTATCTCTTCTTGAATGGCATCAAAGTAATCATCATCCAACGCCGTGGCAGGTACGCCAGTCTGTGGGTTGCCACGGGTAAAACCGTTCTTTCCCGCACCAAACTTATCGGTCTGGGCGGTTGGGGTATCAATACGATGCATAAAGGGTTACTCCGGATATAAGAAAGTCACGTAGGTGTGTGATGGGCAAAGTTTATTAATGACGCACTCAGCCGTGGTATCACCCCACGTTCTCAGGCTATCGGTACACAATGAGACACTGGTCATATCAGTTATTTGCGTGGCGGTCGGCATGTTGACCTGCCACCAGTACCGCCACTCTTCTGAATAAAGCGAATCAATACAGGCCGAGGTGCAACGAAAAACATCACTTTCAAACTGGGTGATAGTCGCATCTGGGTAGCCCAACGCCGCCAGTTGTGCCAGATAGAACGCCTTGTTAATCCCGCCTGTGATATTAATCTTTGCATCAAGCCGCTGCTGCCTCTGGGCCAAAGTCTGCACGCCTGCTGGCGCACAGGAATCAGGCAAGCCAGTGAGTTGCTCGTAGCGGTCGATCAGTTCGGTGGTGGTGCGCGGGTCAATCTCCGTCATCAGACTGTCCCCGCGCTGATGTGCGCGGGAATATGACGGAGCCAACCCCAACAGTAGGGGGTCATCACCCTCCCATGCCGGGCCGCGTGGCAGAAGATTTGTTAGTAGCTGGGCATAGCCGTCTGTTAGGTCCACGTAAAATCTCCCACGATAGGCAGTTCTGTTGCAGCCAAATCGATATCATCGGTCGGACTCACCAGAACATGCTTATATTCACCTGTGGCGATACTGATTGCTTCGTTAATGCGAGAGTGATCCAGTGTTCCACCCGGCACCCCATCACGCAGAAACATAGCGCGTAGCTCTGCGATAACCGCATAGCGAACTTCTGGCGTATCTGGTGTGAGTCGAATATGGAACGGTACCACTTTGGCAACCGGCGGAAAGGTGTAGAGACTGGCCCCCGCCACCGGAGACAGCGGCAGAATGTGATCGCGTACAGCGGTAACCACCGCATTGTCCGGTATTGGATTTTCCAGATTGCTGTTGGCTACCATGACGCCAACCGTACCGGTACCCATCCAGTGGCGGTAAGTCCATGCGCGGGTAACGCCAGGCACTTCTTTAGCCCAGATAATATAGTCAGGATCAGCGCCACCCTGCGGGGTGTAATACCACCGCTCAATGACTCGCGCGCGCCACTCTTCTACCGGCTCAATATCAGTACCACCTTCAATGCTGTCAGCCGCTGCGGACGATGGCAGGCCGTTAATGGGTTGAGTCAGTACCATACCAATACCATCATCGGTATTTCCCAAAGTGCCAGCGACCGAACAAATCACCGGCACCCGCAGAACACCCGCCACAGTCGTTGCCGCTGCCGTGGTTGTGTACTCCTGCAAATCATCACGCTGAATAATCCTGCCAGCGGGAACTTCAATGTCGTTAGTTACCCCCTCCCAGCGCACAAAACCAGTCGCGGTTGCGGGTTCTTTGCGTGGGCAGCGTTTCATATTGCCGTGTCGCGCTAGCCAATCCTCATCACACTGATCCGCTAACAGGTTGCGGGCTAGATAGTCGATATAACCATAAACGGTATGCACAGCCGCCGCATGCACCCGGCTGTATACCTCGGTGTCGGTACGGCGAAGAACGGCATCAGTTTGGAATCGAGAATTAAGGTCACTGCGGATTTGGGTAATGAGTTGGGGAAGTGTCGGGCGGTTAAATCCGCTGTCAGCCATTGAGTGCACTCCATAAATCATCGAAGGTAATTAACTGAGAACTGCCATCGTTACGGTACAGCGTTATTTCAGCAGTCAGTATTTCATTACCGCGCCGCTGTACATTGATGGCTATTCGTGAAACTACGCCGTCGTCTTTTAGCCAGGCCAATGCCTGCTCCAGATAACCTCGCGCCAGCTCAACTGTTTTACTGGTCAGTGTGGTGCGCTGTAGAAGGTAAATACGGGAGCCTATACGGTCATTTTGTATTGTGGGATAGCTGTCACCCCACCACCCCATGGGCTGCTCCGAATCATCATCGGGATCAGCGCGGCGCCAGGTAAAAAGAGAAATAATCACCGCGCGGGTTAGGCTATCCGTTGGGGTGGAAACTGATTGTTGTTGGCCGTTCACCATCAGGATCATGGGTTACTCCATCTTCTGGTTAGGCTTATCGGTGTTCGGCTCACCGTGCGGGTGAGTGTGCGAGTTGAACTGACCGCGCATAGCCGCCATGGTACCGGTTTTATCTTTAACATCAGCCTCAGACTCAATGTTACCGACGGCTTTTATCACACCTGTAGCTTCGATAAGCGGGGTATTGAATACCGCTTTTTCCTCCGCATTAACAATGTACTGCTTCGTGTTCACCTCTATTTTGTTGCCGCGCTTGAGAATAATGCTGTCACCTTCGTCGCTGTAAATGGCAACCTCCCCATCCTTTAACCCCTTAATCCGGTACCGGCGATCAGCAACCACCAACACCACACCGTGAGAACGGTCACCATCAGGGAAAGCGGCGAACGCTTCCGCGCCAGTATGTGCGGCGCTGGTGAATCCATAAGGCTCCAGATGTTCGATGTTGTCTTTTAACTCATCCGCTATCATCTGAATTTGTAGCATCTGATTTTTACTGCTGGAATCAAGGCGGCGAACCACCGCGCGCACCAACATATTGGATATCCCGCGCTGCAAACCCGCGAATAATCTACTCATTAGAATTCGTCCTCTTCGGCTTTCTTGCGTCGCTTGTTGGGGTTGGGAGGTTTTGGTAGATAGGCATCAGGTGGGCCGATCCGCAACTGGGTAATTGTTCCCTGCTCATTTTTGCTGTAAGTCACCTCCGCTATCAACATTTCGCGGTTGTTAAACCCCAATACCGGATCAAACACCGTGACCAGTTGATTGGGTGACCATAAATCACCGTTCCCCTGCCGCCAACCTTGCACTGTATAAGTCACTTCATCGGTACGCGCCGCCCGCCGTAGCATTTCAAACTGGCTGCGTTCAATCACCGTGGAGCCAGTCGCATTACCGCTCTGTTTGATAACCATGGGACGATAGCGACTTACCCCACCGTCTACCGTTTTAGCTCGGATCGCATTAGTCGTTGCCGCGCCGAAATCGTCATCATTCCCCGACCGCTGGCCAGCGACTACGTATTCAGAAAAACGGTCTTTAATGCTCTGTTCCGTGTCACAAGAAATGATGTTCTCACCCAGTACCAGCGCGGTAACCGTGCGCGAAGCGCCCACCGGACCAATGACCAACGCGCCGGCTGGATTGTCATAGGCCAGCACTTGCTGAATGCCCATCATTTTATCGAGCACATCCACCACAGTTTCGCCGTAATCAACCTGCAACCCCTGCATGGGCGTATTTTCGACGCCAGCATTAACTACGGACACACCAAATGGCGCGGCAAGCTGGGTTGCTATCTGGACAAAAGAGCGGCCGGTAAATTGGGTTATCAGTGCGGCGCAGTCGATCAAGTCTTCGGTTTTACTGCGACCGACAATGCCCACCGATACTGAGCGGGCGTCATACCGTACAGGTGTGGCATCGATATAGCCGGTGACCACCAAGTCGGTGCCAATCAACACTGTGACCTGATCGCCCTTTTTCACTCGCGGCTGGAGGTGTCCAGCCTCTTCACTACCAGGCCATTGACGAGTGATTTCTACATTAAAGTCGCGGGCCAATCGCTCGATACCTGCTGAGATAGAGACAGAGGTCCACCCTACCCACTCGCGGCCATTTACCCGTAGCGTGACATCATTATTCATCGAATGGGTACCCGTAGTGTTTTAACCGGCACGAAGCCGGGATGGGTGATTTTGTTGCGACCGATGATGTCAGTTTCACGCGCGGCTGAGTCATACCAATCAGCCGCCAGCACCAGCGCGGGCAGCACTTCATCTGGCGTTCGGAAAGTGGTTTTTTCTATCTGCTCGAGCCGCATACTGATATCGCAGTTCACATCAGCGCGAACGGTATTGATAGCCAGGAACAAAGCATCATCCGTCACCCGTAGCAGCTCCTGATCAATAGCTGTATTCAGTGTGTCGCGGATCTCAGTTAATGACTCATAAGTCACTGGCGGAATAACGGCTACAGCGTCGCTGAGAGACGTTACCGCCGGATGAGTGACTAGCGGCAATTGTGCCTGCGGGGTCACTGTTGCTGTCAATGGCTGGCGGGTCTGCGGTAAATCAGACACGCTCTGTGCGGCTTCAGTCAGTGCGGTGGTACGGATGGCCTGAGCAACCACGTTTCGCTGTGCAGTTTGGGTCTGAATAGTCTTGCTATCCGTTCTCCATACCCCATGCGGAGCCAGATCACGACCCACAGTAAACCCGCTAAGCCCCTTAATTTTGTTGATAATATCGTCACTGTTACCCAACAAACTATTACCAGACCGCCACATACGTTGCAGACGGTTAACGAAATTCATGCCGGAACTAGGGGGCATCAGCAGCACTGACAGATCACCATCGAGCAAACGGCCTGCGTCAGCAATAGCAGAATTCACACCATCAAAAGCTTTAATCGCCGTGTTCATCATGTCGCTGGCATCATTGATAACGCCGTTCTGGATAAAATCAGCCAGGCCATCCAGCCCGAAATCCTTACCGAATGCATCTGCGACACAATCGGTCATGGCATCACAGGAGGAAACCAGCTTCTGACCAGTGGCAACGCCGGAGGTGGGAAAAGAAAGTTCACCAGCTTCAACAAAGTTGAAACTGATGGTACACATGCGGCCATCAGCCGCGCTATGGCCAACCCTGATCTCACCATCTATACAAACATTTAGCTCACCGTACTGCGGGTGAATCAGTTTCCCTGGTCCCGCCTGATTAATGGCAGTGATCAGTTGATCGCGCTGCGCCGGATAATCATCACCAATCAAATAGGCTGAAATAGTATCGCGCCGCGCCACCCGCCCCAAATCCTCGGAATAAGGCTTGTCGCGGTTGGGATATTCGTGGGTTTGTGTCCGGCGCCCGAAAGTGGCCTCATTCTCTCGAATTTTAAATGGCACACCCCGAAACGAGGCCGGTAATAGCTTATCTTTCCAGCTCATACATTCTCCGGGCATAAAAAAACCCACCGAAGCGGGTTAATTATTTATTGGTGGAACAATTATTCAGTGACAGTGCATTGGGACTTGCTCTCACCTTTGTTTTTGCCTTTGCTGGCATTCACAATAGTTTCGACACGACCTGAGTTTTTCATAGAAATAGAAACTGTGCCGTTCGGGGCGTTGTAGTGATACTCCCATCCAATAATATTTTTTACATTCATATCATCAAATTCTAAAGAGTCTGGCCACATGCCTCCGTGCGCCGAAGGAGTAAGGCTAAATGTTTCAGGTTTACTAACTACCAGAACAGGTTGTGGATCTGAATTATTGCCATTGATAATAATGGTTTCTTCTACACCGCTACATTTCAGGTTAATTGACATAACCCCTGGTTGGCCTTTTTCATCTTTCCCATCGTTAGCAACAAACTGATTAAACTCAGTGACTATTTTAGATTGATGGTTTTTTGTCTTTGGTGTGGAGGCAATAGATACAGAAGATGAAAGGATCGATAAACATAGAACGATACAGAATGAGTTTAATTTCATTGGCTTCTCTGCTTATTTTCTATTGGAAAATTGAGTGTACCCCACATCATAGCCCACCCCAAACCCAGGCTGATTGGTTTTAGTGCCAACAATTGCCATGCCAGGAGGTGCGTTATCAAACTTAACAGTGATTTCCCCATTGACTGCCTGAGGTCGAGCGGAAGCTAATGGCGATTTGGAGTTTTGGCTACCGTCCATATTCAGTAGCTCTTTCATGCGTGGGATAAACCCAGTATAGCCCCTGTCCTGCTGCCCTTTATTTAACTTATCAACCAGAATGTCCCCTTTGGATTTGTTGGTGGCCTGAGACTCTTTACTTAGGTCATCCAGTTCCTTAAATAGGCTAATAATCACACCAATAGCGACAAATTGCCCCCCATAAGAGATGAGCGTTTTTAGTGCGCCATTAAGCCCTCTGACGCCTGCGCCACCAGCGTTAATTCCTTTCAAAAATGAGAAAGCAAAATCACCCGCCATATACAGAGCAAGCCCTTTCATTACCCCTTCCCAGCCACCCACCATATCGACAATAGGTTTAATCTGGTTCCATACATCCTTAAATACTGGTCCCACCGTATCCCAGTTAGCCACAATCAACGCGCCCGCACCGATCAGCAGAGTAAGTAACTTACCCAGCGGTGACATTTTGGTGACAAAATTCATGATACCGATCGCTTTCGTTACCGCTGTAACGCCAGTAGCAACAGAAATTAAATAAACCCCTAATTTAAAAACTGTCTTTATTAATTCAGGGTTGGCCTTAACCCATTGCCGAAACTGCTCTAATAAAGGTTTAAGCTCTTTAGTACCCTCGGTAATATAGGGCAGGAACATATCCCCGAGAGTAATACTGGCAATCTCTAACTGATTCTTTAGTAATTGAACTGAGTTGGCTGTAGTTGCCGCTCTGGATTCATATTCTTTTTGCATTGAACCGGCATAAACCTGAGCATCTGCAACTTTATTAAAATTCTCCCTCAGTAAACCCATATTCGTTAAGAGAGGCGCTATAGCACCTAGTGATTCTCTACCAAATAGCGCTTCCAGTGCAGCGGCCTGCTTAGCTTTGGGTAATTTAGCGACAGAGTCCAACACCTTTAAAATAGCGGTTTTGGAGTCTTTTTGCATATCCGCAGCCAGTTGCTTAGGATCTATTTTTATAGCTTTTAATACTTTCCCTTTTAATCCTTTACCTGTCCCAGAGGTAAGAGACAACATAAAGTTTTTAATGCCTGTTGAAGCTATTTCAGACTCTACCCCCATCCCAGCGATAGTCGCCCCCATTGCGGCTATTTCCCCAGACGCAAGCCCTGCCACACTGCCTAACGGACCAATTCGAGTCACAATTTCAGATATTTTCGCCGCATTAGCTGGGCCAGTATTACCCAGGTAGTTAACTTTATCTGACAGTGTTACCACTTCACTTTGAGTCAGTTTAAATGCTGTTCTCCATTGCGCCATCATCTGGCCGGACTCTTCTGCCGTTTGATCGAAAGCGATACCCATCTTCACTGCATCGGTCGCAAAAGCTTTCAGATCGGCGCGGGCAATGCCTGCCTGACCACCAGCGGCTACAATAGCTGCGATTCCATCCGCTGCCATTGGCAATTCAGTAGAAAGCTTCAATATATCCTCGCCCATCTCCTTAAACTGGGCGGGAGTATCAAAATCCACAACCTTGCGCACATCGGCCATGGAGGATTCAAATTCCATTGCCTGGTTGATCGGAATAATGAAAGCACCACCAATGGCCGCGCCCATCATTGCCACACTTTGCATGACGTCTTTAAATTCCCCCTTAAACTTACGCAGATCCTTCTGCATAGTCGTCAACGCCGGAGATAACTTATTGACGCCAGTAATAATCGCCTTTAACTGAAAACTATCTGACATTACTCAGCTCCGTATTAATGCGTTCAGCCTGCGCCTCCATCTCAAATATTTTGGATAGAGGGCAAGCCATTACGGTAAGGGGGTTCATTCGCCAAAAATAGGCAATGTTATAAATGCGGCTAGTTAGCTCACCGACACTTCTGATGCCGTAAAAAAACCGACGATCTGCATTGAGATGGTGATCAGGTCTTTCGGCAATAGTTGCTTAGCTGATGAAAGGGGAATGTCAGCCAGTACCGGTAAATATGCCAGCGTACAACTCATGTCGATTTTAGCGCTGCCATTATCCGAGTAAGAGAACGGCATGCCAAACTTAGCAATTTCATCATATTCAGGTGCGCGAATATTTAACTCTTTGACCTTCTCACCACCAACGGTTATTTCTTTTGTTAATGTCACAATCATTGGTAAAAGCCCTCTTGCCCGTGGAATTCCATATCTACCGTGCCTTCCTCGGCATTATGGTTCGCTTCACCATGTAGCCAGGCGCTGGAAAGTACGTACACCTGACCGTTTGCTAGCTCACTGGTGATGGTCATGGTATCTGCGGAAGTGATCTTGCTGATGGGATAATCTTTCGGGACTTTAAATGTCCCTTTGGTATAGGGCGCGCGGTGGGTTTCTTTGTAATCAACTGAACCATCCAGCCCGATCACATCATCTTTCACTGCGGTGTTCATTGGCACCTCAATGCCGCCGGTCAGAGATAATTGCTGACCATCAATTTTGAAAAAGCACGTACCGCCAATTCGAGACATTTAGACAACCTCTTCGCTATATTGCAGACGGAACTGATTAAGCACCGCGAACACTCGCAGTTGGTTGACATAATCAGGTGGGAACAGCACATCAAGGCGGTTAGGGTTATCCGCGTTGCGCTCGACAATCAGGTATTGCTTGAACAGCTCAAAGTTCTCAACAATGCCCGCGCGTTCCAGTTGGCGATAAATGGAAAGCAATTCCCCACGGATCACCTTGGGTGTGACAATCGCCTGACCTGCGCCGAAACGGGTACCATCGTTCGCCAGCTTATGGCGCGGGTACTTACTGGTGATAACCGACTTCAACCGGCGCAACACATAGGCGCTGGTATGTAAAGTCTCACTATCAAGGAAACTGTTATCGGCGTTGCCGTAGGTGTTTTTCTGATAAGTGGTGATATCGCGTTGAATACGCAACACCCCGCCCTCGCTGTAAGCCGTGGCGATGCCATGGGTTAACAGTGATTGCTGCTCTGAAAGAATGAAACGCGTACCAACTGGAGCCGGTAATGCGCCATTCAGCAAGCCGGTTTGCGTTGGTCGTGCCGGATCATTACGAATGAACACCGAATTACGCGCTGTTCGCGCCGCAATCAGCTCATCCGTTGCCATCTGCACGCCAGTTTCATAGCCAGCAATAGTCAGATGTGGGTCGTTGAATGTGGCACCAAAAGCCACCAGATCCGACAAGTCACCCACTTTCGCGGTATACACATGGCCGTATAACTGCCGCGACCAGCTCCAGCGGCCGGTATCGTCGTTCATCTCTTTGCCGATGGTGGCCAGTGATGCTGAGTCATTGAACGGGAAAGCGATAAAATCAAACAATTCATCGCCTAAGCTGGCAATAGTCGCTGACAGGTCCGGAGCGCCAGCACCACCCGCCATTGGAACAATCGCAATATTCACGCCGGATGGATTCTGCTCACCGCCGACAGTACCGCGATAGTTCAGGCTGATAGGCAAACCGTTACCAGTAAGCCCGCTGTTTTTGGCTGTAAGAGTAACGACGCCCGCCGCCGCAACTGCAGTAATCGGCAAATCAAGCAGAGCATTAACCGCCGCAGCGATGCTGGTACCGATAATTGCCGGAGTATCCAGCGCAGTAACCACGACTTGAACTCGGACAGAGCCGATATAAATCGACAATGTGCCGGAGGCTTGCGCGGTACCGGTTACAGTTAGCTTTCCTGTTGCTGGGCTGCTCGCTACTTCAGGGACGGCAACTACCCACAACTCACCAAAGGGATCGACAGCACGGTATGCGGCCACCATTCGGGCTAGCTGGCTACCCCGTCCGGCCACCTGCCCCGCCCGATCTGCCGACGGCATAATGACGAGCGTATTCTTTTCAATCGAACTGGTTGCCAGCGCGTGGGCGATAATGAGCGAAGGCCCACTGTCTTGTGCCGTATTTGCCGCGCTATTATCCATTTCGGCAAAGAACAACGGCACCCGTAAATCATTAGGGATGTTGTTAAAATTCATTGTTTTTTGGCCTTCTGCTCAGGTTGAACGATGGCCGCCGGTAGTGCGGTTTCTTCAGGTTCTGCGGCCTTGACGGTCACTTCTCCTGACGCTATCCGGCGGTGCCAGTAGATATTTTCATCGACGTTTCGGCCCTCTGCGGGCAAAAAGCCACCTCTAACCGGGTCAGGAACTGACCGGCCATCTTTGGGGATCACATGCATAAGGGGTTACTCGTCGTTAAGGGGAATGTTTAACTTGTGTTCAATGGTGCCGTTAGGGGTCATAAAATCGACATCAACCATGATTTGCTTCAACTCTTCAAGCTGCTGAAGGTCGTCCCATTGGTGGGTATCTTCGGCTGTAATATCCCGTATTGCTGAGAAGTCATACTGGTAATAAAGATGGGCGCGGTTCATATCCAGCAGGTTGCCACCATCATACTGAATCGGGTCATAGCAAGACTCAGGTTCCCAACCCAGAAGCGCTTTAAACAACTCGGCCCGTATATCATCCACAGCATCAAAAGCGGCTTTCTGTCCGCGCTGATCAGGCGTGTTATCCAGCACCACAATCACAGCGAAACCGTCAGTAAGATCCTGCCAATAGTCCGTTTGTGACTTTTGCTCACCCACATTGTCATCTAGCGGAATAACCCAAGCGGAGGGTAATTCCATCTTCATCGTTTCTGGTATGGCTTTATATTCAGCAGCACCGGATATGCGCCCATTAAATGACGGGCAGCGCAATCGAAGTGCAGCAATAACTACTGAAAGTTTCATTTTTTAACGGGCCTCACTGAGCTTTGTAGCGCCTCAAACAACACACGCTGAATCCACGCCTGCCGGTTGAATAACGCCTGCTCCATAAAGTTTTTACGGGGTTTGATTTTCCAGCCATCCCCACCAGCACCACCGCGACGGTGATTTTTATTGCGACGAGCGCCCTGTTTAACACCATAAAACAGGAAAGCAGGATAGAACGCGCCCTCAATAGGGCGCGAACCTTTGCCGCCTTTCTGGTTTGGGGCGATCCGGACGAGGAAGCCGGGGCGGTTTGCCGTTGCTGTAGGTACGCGATAACCAATGGATTTAGCCAGCCGCCCCGTGCGATAGCCCGGCACTTCCCCAGCATTCGATATTGCCCGCCGTGCTACCAAGCGCCGCGCCTCACGCAAGACATTCTGACCGACACTGACAAATGCCCGTCGTACCCTCGCCTTGTTAAAGGTGATTTCGGTTTCTTTATCAAAATCAACGTGCAGATAAAGACCGCTGGTAGAGTTCTCAATCGCCATTATTGCCCCTCCCCAATAACTTCCACGGTACCCAGTTCTTCAGCAGTGATAACCAGAAAGCGGCTGGCTTCATTCAGGTTGGTGGTTCCCTTGACCCGATAAACCATTTTATTGATAACCACCTCATCATCCGTGGTGACACCCGTTCGGTAGCGGATAACAATGCGGTGCGTAATGGCAACATCTATCTGCATCGAACCGATACGAACAGAATCACCAATTGCCGACAGCTTGGCCCAGGTATCAAAGGTATTGTGATAAACGGTATCAACGCCCATATGCCCATTACCTGGAACATCTTCGCGGGTGCGGAACTGGGCGAGTTTGTTTAGCTCGCCTATCGACGGTGTACGGTAAGTGGCGGTAACTTCAGTCAATCTACGTTGAGTCATAGCTATACCCCATAGATGCGGTAAGGCTGGAGAAGTGAAGTTACTGCAAATGGAACCTCTGATGATTCAACAGTAGAAGTTGCTTCCCTGTTTTCATACCAATGGCCAATACATAGCAGCATGGCTGTCAGCACATCATCATCAAGAAAAAGAGAGTCTTCACCAAAATCAGGATCTGCGGCATCTTCAAAAATCGTCCGCCGTGTGTAGTTTTCAACATATCGCCAGGCGGCCCGCATATATATCTTCAGTAAGGTTTCATCTGCATCAGAATCCAGCCGACAATGCTCTTTAACAACGAGGATATCGATCATGGTAGAACCTTATTTAGCTTTGCTTTTCTTGCCACCAGCATTGGAGTCAGGGGTTTGCTCCGTTTGCTCCGTTTGCTCCGTTTGCTCCGCAGGTTGTAATACCTCAGGCAGCTTCGCATAACCCTTTTTTAGTAATTCACGCCCATGCTGCTCACCCGTTTCAAATTCCTGACCATTATCAAGAACGCTATAGCCGAAATAAATCTGCTTTAGTGCTATCAGTTTCATAATGTTATCTCTGATAAAGCGGCCAGCAGGCCGCTTATTGAGGTGAATTGATTAACCGCCGACAGGTGCAGGAACCGTAAACGCACCGGTAATAAACGCCTCAGGGCGATACACCGCCAGTGCGAGACGTTCCTCACAACGGATGGTGATCATGTTTTTCTCAAAGTCGTCGGAGTTCTCAGTACTGATCACCACATTGGCATCTTCGCGGTCGAAGATTTGAGCACCCGCATTAAACGCGCCGGTCAGGAACTTGCCTTTAAATGCCGCCGCTTCTGTAGCGACAACAGGCAGCCCCCACAAGGTTGGCGTAGTCAATGCTGACGGATTACCCAGGATGTAACGGCCCAATGTGTCTTTGGTCAGTTCGATCTTGGCCCAATCAATAAAGTGCAACACATGACCAGAGGCGGAGAAACGTGCAAGCTGAGACTGCAGCATAGCCAGACGCAAATCATCAATGCCATTCTGTTGGGCAACTTCAAATGACGGATCGAATACTGATGCCTGCGGCATAATCCCTTCAAGATGAACACCAGTGCCATCACCAAACAAGATCTCTTGCTCTTCGGCATATTTCAGGCCAAAGCGCATTTCAGTATCAATCGTTGATTGTAACTGTGAGAAATCATCAAGGATCTGTTTAGCGGCTTTAAACAGGTGGGCAATGGTACGAACGGGCGTGATTTTTTCTCCGAACTGAATATCGCTGTAAGGCTTTTGAGTGTTTTCAGCAACGACTCGCGCATTATTGGTGAATCCGGTCTGCTGAACCCAATAAATGGTGCTTGATTGAGTGCGACCAGGTGCAAGTAAATCACGGATAAACAAACGCTGTTTAGGCGCAACATCGATACCAGGTAGGCGGTGTGGTGCCACAATTTGCCCCGGTACATCGACAGACAATAGCGCGGCTTTCACCGGAATACTGATCCGCTGACTTGCGGCAAGCGTTGATACAAAACCTTTTAACGCCTCGGCTGATACAACCTGCTGACCAATTGATTCAACAGTCTGTACAGCATTATTCAATGGCATTTGGGCAACGTGTTGCTCCAGATCGCCCAAGGCCACTTTGAGGGTTTTCTCTGCTGCTGTCAGAGCGTTAAACTCTAACGCCATTTTGTCTACAGCTTCTTTAGTAGATGCAGAAAGCTGGCCCGCGTTTTTAGCCTCTGTCAGCGCTTCTTCTGCCTTGGCGTTAAACTTGCCAGTGGCCTCTTCCAGTGCTGCGGAAACCTTTTTCAGTACATCGTTTACATCAGACATATATTCTCCAGATTATTGGCACGCCGCTTTCAGTCCACTTAATGCGGACTCGAAGCTAGCTAAAGTTTCAGTATTGATTTCAGTGGTAGCGCTTGGCGTACCGGATGGAGTAACAGCAGCGCCCGGCATGCTGTCGGTTAAGGCTTTAAGTAATTTTCGGCGCTCGGAGCGCGGGGTATTGGCTTTCGCCAGCAGCGCATCGAGTTTGCGAATAGCTGCTGATGGGCTTTGGTCATCATTGGTAATTTCATCAGCCGATAACAAACTGTCTGCGAAGCCTTTTTCCACTGCATCACTGCCTGCAATGTAAGTTTCATTGTCCATCATGGCTGCAATATCAGCCGCTGGGAGACCGGTACGAGCTGAATAGATATCACCCATGGCACGATCAAAAGGTTCAATATCAATAGCCGCTTTTGCCAGGTCGTGGCGGTTGCCCATCATGACAATCCAACAGTTGTGGATCATCAGAAACGCCCCGCGCCCTACCTGAATTTCATCACCGGCCATGGCAATAATGGAGGCGGCAGAAGCAGCAATCCCCAACACTTTCACCGTGACCCTGCCGCTGTACTCGCGCAGCAAGTTATAGATAGCCAACCCCTCGAACATGTCACCACCGGGCGAGTTGATGTTAACCGTCACATCCTCCCCGCCCATCGACCGCAGTGCCGCGGCAATGCGTTTTGTGCTGACACCCTCGCCCCAGTAGTCCTGCCCGATCACGTCAAAAATTGAAATGCTGTTCTCGCCAGTGGCAGCGGCTTTTAACCCACCGTTCCAGCGCTCTACCGCACTTGGCGAAACCTCACAGGAAACACCCACGCACGGGCGGCCCACCGGCGCTGCCGGAAGGTTTTTAATTGTCATTAGGTTCTACTCCTAAGCGGCTTGTTTTAGCGGTGACTGTTCGAGCGGGATGTCAGGGAACAGGTATCCGTGAAGCTCAGTGATGGCTTTCGCTTTAACAACAGCGTTATGTGATTTAAGGTCTTCAAGTGCAACAAGGTTAAGTTGCACGGTATAGATATCGCCGCCCGGTATCGGAGGTAGATTTTCAAGGCGGCGAACATCGTTGCGGTTCATCCAACCATTTTGAAGCGCCGTGGTGTAGTAAGCGGAACGGCCTGCACTGTCGGCGCGCAACAAACCTTCAACAGAGAATTCAGCAAAGTAATCCTCATCACCAGCCAGCAGGCAACGGACAATTTCCTGCTCAATATTGACCAACAGCGGGCGCAAGGTGTTGCTCAGAAAAAGGAGATTCATCCCTTCAACACTGGAAGCCCAGCTGCTTTGCTTGGTCATATGGCCCACCATAAATGGCGGCACCCTAAACCAGCGGCAAATTTCTTCGATACTGAATGCCCGACTCTCCAACATCTGAGCGTCTTCTGGATTCATAGTAACGCTTTGATAAGTCAAATCAGCCTCAAGCACCATGACTTTACCGGCATTTTTGGAGCCAGTGAACGCAGAAATACTCTTGCGTAATGCTTCTCGCTGATTATCTTTCAGTGCTGCTTTACTGGAAAGAAAACCCGAGTTTTGCATACCATTTTCGAAAACTTTCGCGGCTGACTCTTCGATAGCCATGGCTGAACCAAACACGTCTCGACCGGTATTCATCGGCATTAACCCACACATACCATCCAGACCAAATCCTCGGATGTGCATCATGGTTTTAACCGGTATCACCCGTTTTTTACCGTTCTCGGTATAGGTGTACTCGAGTTGGCCGTTATCAAGGCGCTTAACTACCATATTCTGTGGCAGTAACGGAATAAGAGAAACTACACGATCACCAATCATTCTCTTTTCTATGAACGCATTGCCCCGCAAACAGATACTGGCCACCAGCATTAGCATAAAGCGCGAGGGGGTCATTTCTGAGTTAGGGCTACGGCACAGCACCGGATAAAGTGGGTGATCGGTTGCGGTGCCTCGGGAGCCGTCCGGCATCCGCTTATACAATTTCAGAGGAAGAGTCGAAACTGACTCACTAATAAGTCGGACACATGCCCAGGCTGCGGCCAACTGAATAACTTTATCAGCGGTGACCACCTTACCGCTGCTGCTGGTGCCAAACCATTCTTGAAAGAAAGTGCCAGTAGTGAGGCTAATTGGCACACCAAGCCAGTTAAGGAGCGCACTTTTAACGCGCCCCGGATGTTTATTTTGTGCCATTAGATACCTACTATTATTGGGTTATCAAAGAAACCATCCAGATCGCCATCTTCCTCAATATCGGCATCTTCAGCAGCGCCGATTGCCATCGCAGAAGCAACCACACCATCAATGCGTCCGGTGCTTTTCTTCTTGGCAAAGATACGGTTATCTTTCTGGTCTGCTTCGAGTACCGCCGAGGCTGCATTCCAGCGTAGACAAGGGTTACGCTTGATAATCAACTCTTTGTTATTGAGTTTTTCCTCAAACAGCTCTATCGATCGCGGCATCCATAAACCGGACTCCTGCGCTTTGTAATAGCCCTGCCCATGAGGTACCAAAACGACACTGACCGAGTTGCTTTCCAGTTCAGGCTCAAGGTATTTGATGCGGTATTGGTCAAAAGCGATGCATTTGATATCAAACATGGCTGTTAGCTCACCGATTCGGTGGGCAACAAAACCATAGTTCACAGCCTTACCCGGTGGCGCGTGGATAAAGCCAGCCTTTAGCCATTTGTCGTAAGGCACTCGGTCAGTTTTGGCGCGCTCGAGCAAACTGTCTTTAGGTGTCCAGAACTCGACAAATAAGCGGTTATGCTTGGGGAAAAACAGCGCCAGCGAAGTCAAGTCGCGAGAGCCTGACAAATCGAGTCCGCCATAGCATTCCTCTCCCGCCAGTTCCTCAATATCGAATTCGTCTTCACAGTCCATCCAGGTATCACCGCCGATCCACGGTGTAGCTGATTCCACCCATTCGCAAAAGTTGAGGCGGCGCACGATGCTTTCTTTGGCGGGCATCCCTCGGGCGGCGGTCACCTGTTCGCGCAGGTATTTGAGTTCAAAGGTTTGACCTAGCGAGGGGTTGGCTTTTCCCCAGCAAGATTCGTCTTTAAATGGGTCGTCACCTTCGTCCAGTGAGCAGATAAAACTAAAGAAACTGTCATCTTCCAGATCGCCGCTGGCGACCTTTTTGCCGTATTCGTGGTAGTCATAACAAACGCTGGTTTTATCGTGACCGCTATTGGTGATCAGGAATATCAGAGCCTGACGCCGCCCTTTCGTCCCGGCGCGCATCATCTCAACAACCTGATTGGTTTTATGTTCGTGCACTTCGTCAATCAGTGCGCAATGGGGTCGCGGGCCTGATTGCCCATCGTCTGAGCTGATGGGCTTAAAGAATGAGCCGGTTTGTAGGAATGCCAGATTCCAGACATTCAAGCCAGTACCGGATTTAACCACTCGTTGTGTTAGTGCGGGGGACTGATCGACCATCGAGACGGCATCTCGAAATAGGATCATGGCCTGGTCTTTTTTGGTCGCCGCCGCATAAACTTCGGCCCGAGGTTCTTTGTCGGCCATCATGCAGTAAAGGCCAACCCCCCCAGCCAGTGGTGATTTGCCGGAACCTTTGCCTGATTCCACATACACCATGCGAAAACGGCGGGTGCCATCACTGGATTTCCAGCCAAAAATTGAGCCAATAACAAAGCATTGCCATGACAACAAAATAAACGGTTTACCTTCGTGGTCACCGCCATTGAGTTTTAATACGTTGGCAAAGAAAGCGATAACACGGGAGACAGCTTCTACATCCCAAACTAACCCGCGTTCGGGGCCAAACTCCAGATCCCGCAAATGTCTTTTACAGGCATGTCGAATGTCGGGACCTGCAACTATTTTCCCTGACGTCACATCAGTTGCATATTGTGTTACTGGATCAACCGAAGAACTGGGCGAGCGGGTCTTCTTCTTTTTCTCCGCCATTCACATTCACCTTTGATCTCGCGGCTGGGGTAAGGCCGAATTCAATTAAGTAACCTTTGAAGCGGCGATCCGCATCGGCAAGTTGCCCTACGGCAGGGTGCCCTTTAATGAGGAAGTCCCCCATCTGGGTTTTGGTCATGTAGGTGTTACCTTCGATATCAATCTGCTGGCGCAACCGTAAAATTTCCGCATACAGATCACAAAGGCGTTCCAGCGCCATGGTATCGGCAACGGTCAACACACCCATCTGATCCAGCAGTAAAGTCAGTCGCCCCCAAGCCGCCTTACCCCAGTCAGTTAAATGAGAGGGAGGGCTTGGAATTTCTCGAGCTGGTTGAGGTTCATTCTTATTAAGTGGGCGCTTGCCCGGATTACCGGTGACCACCTTCAAGTGGGTCGGTTTTGGTCGGCGTCCAGCCATGGAAAACCTCCCAAAAAAAAGTTTTCAATTCGCGGTTGTGCACAGAAATGAGGGCTGGCGGTATGGAGGGCGAAGAGGTGGGAACTTTCGACCCACCCTCCCGATGATATTCATTCCCATTCGCTCCCATTAATCAAATGATAATTACTGTCATTTATTCCAATGTGAATTGGGGTCAATCGGTATGCCATCAGCAGTGCAGCCCGCTACATAGCCTCTCTTCTCCTGCCGCTGCTTGGTTGAATCATGGTGCTGCTTACACAATGGTTGCCAGTTCCCATTATCCCAGAAGAGCTTCTGCGCTTTCTTTAGTTCATCGGGGGTCTTGGCTTCTTTCATCCGGTGCGGCTTAATGTGATCCACAACGACCGCTGCTGTCTTTCTGCCCTGCTGGTTGCACATAACGCAGAGAGGATTACTACGAAGAAATGTGAGTCTGGCTTTTTGCCATGGACTGCTATATATGCTGCTGGTCTTCATGGCATTGCTCCAAAAGAAAAACCACCGGCTTGTAGGGCTAGTATGTTATATCTGCAAAATTGTCGTATACAGCTCGGTTATTCCAATAAGTCAGAGAATCTTAGTAGATCATGGTATTCCTGTTACCCTCGAAGAATTATTCTTGGAAATTTTTTCCTGTACAAATAACCGTTTCTTCCACGGTGAAATATAGATTTTAAAAAGCCCTGCGATTGCAAGGCTTATATAATTATTGAAAATATTTTCAGGTCTTATTTATTTTCAATAGTCTTTTGAATTACATCTACGAGGTTGGGCAAATGCTTGATTAATTCTTCAAAATCATAAGAAATATTTTTGGAGTTTGTCGGGGCAGAAACTGCTGCTTTAACGATTTCTAGCGCTGCATTGGTAGCCACTAACCTTTTATGTTCTTCATCCGAAACCCTAGAATCGGTTGATTTAAAGTAATTTTGCAACATGAGCCCTCCACTACTAATGGCTAAAATAAGATCACTTTGATTTAACAAACTTCATTGCACTTTCAATTGCAACACAAGCTTGAGTCACATGAGGATGTTCTACATTACGGTATTTTGAATGTTCAATAATCAATGTTTTTGATTGCTGAAGCAGATTATCCATATCAGTACCTAAATCTTTAACTGCACCTAAGACTGCTACCAAAGCTTGTTCAAGTGCAATTTCACGATCTGATGACATCTACTTTCTCCTTTTCAAAAATAACTAGAGTTAATAATGTATCACCATACCAAAAGAAATAAGTTAGCCCATACAGCACTTTTAAATATTCCTCCCCGCATTCTGCCGCCACCCAATAACCTCATCCAACCGCCCTTTACAGATCCGCAGCTCACGCTTGAGGGCCAGCGCATACAGCCCACTATCGCCCCAAGTGGTACCGACGAACTCCGGCACCTCGCATTCAGTTAATGCTGATTCAGGGGGCCACAACTGGATTAATTCGGCTGCTCTAGGTGCTGGTGGGCTACTCTTGCAGGATGCTAATGTTGCTATCAGGCATCCGGCTATCAATACACGAATCCCCAACCCCCGCAGCCTTGAACCGCTTGAGTCGCTCGTCACTTTCATTGCGTAACTTCCTCTCGTTCTCTAACTGCCGGTCTGTAGCTGCGCGGTTTGCAGCTTCATTAGCACTGTAAGCATCGATGATGTTACCCAGTGCAACGTTAGTGTTTCGCTCATCTCTCAGGTCTTTTTCTGTATTCTCGACCTTGTTTGAGAGTCGGTAACTGTTAAAGAGCAGAGCCGACACAATGACAACCAGCAAAGCAATAATCCCACCGGCTATTTTGTTAGGCATAGCGCCCGTTCCTTATCGCGGCGCGTCACCAGCCCCGGCAATTTCTTACCACCGCCATATACCCAGCGCGGGAACTGTTCACATGCTGCCGTCACGTTGCCAGCACGGAAATACTGGAACATGGTGGATTTCTGCATCGATGGGCAACCAGCGTTAAAGGTGATTGACGTAGCAGCATCAAAAGCACCTGGCGGTAATTTATTGCCGTTCGCATAGCGAATAACGCAGCGCTCAGCATCAATGATGTTTTTTTCCCAATCAGCCGCTATCTGTGCATCAGTCTTTCGGGTGCCAGGCATGACGCTGTGAGTGTTTCCCACCCCATCTGTGATAATGCCTGCGGGGCAAACATACGGATCACGGCGGCATGATTCGGCATTACCGATCAGCTCTAATCCCCACTCACTGGTTCTGACGTTGCCATTGGATACAACGAGAGCAATGATTGCTGCCACAGAACACAAGCCACCGGCCTTACTTAGCTTGTTCATATAGTTCCTCGTTACGCTTTATTGCTTCTGCAACAATCTCCACAGCCGCTGAGCGATCCGCTATCGGGCGAGTGGTCGCGTCATTGAGGAACTCCCGCAGTATTTCTGTACGCTTTTGCTCTTCGATTAACCGGGCTTTCTCTTCACGCCGTTTGGCGTAATACGTTTTTATCGTGAAGAAAGCAGAGATAATTGCGCCAAGGATAAAGATGTACTCCTGCAGGGATAGTAATGAGAAAACGCCAAGCGCTAATGACCACCAATAAGGCAGGTTTTGAGAGGTAACTGGTTCCATTCGCAT